AATATAGAAAAAGCAGCTAAAGAATATGGTAAGCTTGCAGAATCTGTTGGATTGACCGCAGAGCAAATTCAAAAATTAATTCCGATGACTCAGACGCTCCAGCAATTCGATGGCAATACTCAAATGCTTGTTCAGAGTTTTGCTAATCTTGCTATGAACGCAGGATTAAGCGCCGAAGAAATGGAACAGGTTGTTTTAGCGAATGGAAATTTATCCGCTTCAGTAAAACAAACTATAGTTGATTTTAATGGAGCTAAATCCGCTGCAACCGATTACGCAAAACTCTCAAAAGAAGCCTCTGTATGGTGGGCTATTGAACAAGAGAAAAAGAAAGCTGCTGCCGAAAAACAAAAAGCAATTGATGAAGAACAGATAACAAGAAGAAAAGAAGCAGCCAAAGAATATGAAACGCTTGTAGATTACGTTACTCAAAAAGAAAAAGCAGGATTACTTTCGTCAAATGAAGCATATGAAGAAATAACAAAAGGCGCCACTAAATATGCTGAGACGCTAATATCTTTGGGTTACTGGAAAGAAAAAGAAGCAGGAGCAACAAATCTAGGAACCAAAGCATTAACAGATGCTATCGCTGTTGTCGATAGTTATAATGACTCACTGGAAGAAGTTGAAAAAAATAAAAAAATACAACTTGGATATGATGAAGAATATTTGGCGTTGCTTACAGAAATAGATCGAGTCACGTTAGAAAACAATAAACGAGATGTAGAAATAGCAGAATGGACAAAACAAAAAGATGAAGAAGAATTAGAAAATAAAAAATACGCACTAGAAACTATTTATTCTGCGGCATGGGAAATAGCAGATTCTATAGCGCAAATATATGTATCAAGAGCTGAAAAAGAAATAAACGCAATAAATGAAGTTAGAGACGCGGAACTTGATGCTCTTAAAGTGGTTCAAGAAGAAGAAAAAAGAATACAAGGCGAAAGGCAAGAAGAAGAATTAAATTCACTTGATACTCAACTTCAAGAAATTCTTTTTATGAAAGGGTATGCATCAGCTCAAACTATTGCTCAATATGAAGAGGAATTAGCTAAAGCTATTTCGACTGGTGATGCAACTGTTATACAAAAAGCGCAAGAGGCATTAGACGAAGCAAAAATACGCGAGGATTATGCAAAGAAAGAAAAAGCATTAAAAGAAAAACAAGCCGTCGATGATATTACGTTAAAGAAAAAACAAGATGCCGAAAAAGCCGCAATAGAAGAAGAAGCAGAAAAAAGAACAAGGAAACTAGCATATGACGCTAATATGGCAACATGGAAATTAAACATGGCCAGTACTATAGCATCAGGGGCACGAGCTGCTATTGAAAGCTTTGTTAATGGTGGTGGTTTTCCGTGGGGAGTGGCTGCGGCTGCTGCAATGGCAGGGATAACGGCAGCACAAGTTGCAGTATTAAAAGAAAACAAACCACAACTTGCTGATGGTGGAATTATATTACCGAGTAACGGAGGTACTGATGTTACTGTTGGTGAAGGCGGAAAGGCAGAAGCAGTTATTCCTCTTGATAAACTTGACTCTGTTATAAACTCTACTGGAATGTCGAATAAAAATAATCCAATAGAGCAAATGATTCATATAGTTCAAAACTTAAATGGGCAACCATTCTTAGATTTGATTTTCCCAGCAACACAAAATAGATCAATACTTATAGATCAGGGGGCGGTCGTATGAGAATATTATATAGCAATATAATTGACGATATAGATGATACGAGCATAACAGCGACGACTGAAAATGCATCATATCCAGTTGAAAATATTAAAGATGATAGATTGGCGGTAAAATATAAAAGTGACGCAAGTACAACTACGAATTCAATTTTAGTTGAATTGCCGACATATCCGATCTTCCCTGATGGAGCGGCGACGTATTTCCGTAACAAAGACTGGACGGTAACGACGGGATGGGCTGGTGGAACTGGGTCAACATTGTCGATTGAAAACGCAAGTCTCAAAGTTGTAACTACTGCTGGTAATCAGTCAAATGCCGCTTCAGCAAGCGCTGCATATCAGAACAAAAGTATTCGACTTATAATAAAATCAGATACTCCGATTACAAGCATCTATACTGTAATTGGATCAACTGTTTTCACCGCAATGGCTTTAACGCCAATGGGTGGCGGTCGGTATATGGCTGATATTCAATGGTCACGCACAGGTAATGACAACTTTGCAATATTCCCAAACTACCCCGCAACTACGGCAATCACATGGTATCTTGAATCTATATATATTGGAACCGGCGCATATACCATACCCATTCCTGATAGCGCTGGACTAAATCCATTAACCAACAACGGTTTGCTTCCCGTGCAGTCTCCGTTCGGTCTTGCGCTACGGGCATCTGGTGCGCAATATGCGGAGTGCGATAATCCGGTATTCGGGACGACGGGAACGATATCGCTTTATTTTAGGCGCGCTGTTTTAGGAACTACGCAATATATCACACACAATTCTAGCAGTTTTTCAGATGGATTTCTATTATCTTTTAATACTTCAAATATCTTTAGAATAGGACTATCTAACGGATCTTCGATTGTTGGATATGGAACTAAAGTGTTTAACGATACTACAGCATGGCACTCTGCTAATATATGTACTAATGGTAAAGTATATTATGATGGAGTTTTATCATCTGATGTTGTTTCGACAACATGGATCGCTGGAGTTTCAAAGCTTATAATTGGATACTACGGCTCTGCATATTTCTCTGGAGATATAATCGTTCGAGTTGACAACAGGGTATGGTCAGCCGCCGACGTTGCATCATGGCACAATGACCCGTCGAGCGTTCCGATGGACAATACAACTTTGTTAAATATTGATCTTGATTCAGAATACAAAGTAAACTCTTTAGCAATACTTGGTCACAACATAAAAACACCAAATATAAAAGTCGAAGCAAATAGCGTTAATGATTTTACTTCACCTCCATTATCAGAAACTATTTCGTATAATAAAGATGTTATGTTAAAATTTCTTTCATCAAAATATATTTATAAGTATTGGAAATTTACATTTACAAATCAAGCCGCAATAGAAATTGGTCGTATCTGGCTCGGCACGTATACAACTATCGATCCATCATCATTACTTGATTTTACAGTTACAAAAAAGAATGATGATATTATAACGCACGGAAGGGGAAGACAGAAATTCGCAAACATAGGAGAAACATGGAGGTTATTTAAATTCTCATTTCCTCCAACAAAATACAACACTATCAACTTGTTAGAAAAAATGATAGCTGAAATACGATCATATAAATCAGTTATTTTTTGTAATTTCGATACCAATAGGGATTATGAAATAGTTGAACCTTGTTATTGTAGCTTGAATGGAGAGACTGCATTTAAACATAATAAAAATATGAAATTTAATTATGAACTTGAATTAGAGGAGGAACTATAATATGGCATTTAGTCAAATAGCAACGAGTGTAAATATTTTTTCAACAGGGCTTTTAGGATATATGGGAATATCATTATCAGCTCCGACTAATCCGGCATTAGCACCACAAATAGCGGCAGGTTCAGCAATAGAAATAGGTGGAGCATTTTTTAAGGCATCAACCGCAGTAATTTTTGATGCAACGGCGTGGTCAGCAATAGGAACTAACACAAGTGTTTTTATGACATTAACTCCAAGTGGAACGGCAGGAAGTCAAATATTAACTGCGTCATATACGACAACTCATCCAGTATGGAGTATAAGTAAACAAGGATGGTATACAACCGCTGCAAGTGTCATTAGAGTTATCGGGTCACTATATAAAGATATTTCTAGTCAATATACTTTGCAAACTATTTTTACAAACACCGGTTTTGAAGGAAGTATCACCAAATATGTATTAAATTTGGGATATGGATTTAAAGCACTTCAATTAAATACAACTGGTATTAATAATTCAGCGTTTGGGCATAATGCTCTTGCGGCGAACACAATTGGGGGTTATAATTCAGCGTTTGGGTATGCGGCACTTCAATTAAATACAACTGGTATTAATAATTCAGCGTTTGGGCATAATGCTCTTGCGGCGAACACAACTGGATTTTATAATTCAGCATTTGGAGCTAGTAGTCTTGGATCGAACAAAACTGGTACTAATAATTCAGCATTTGGATTCAGTAGCCTTACATCGAACACAACCGGTACTAATAATTCATCGTTTGGGTATGCTAGTCTTGCGGCGAACACAACTGGATTTTATAATTCAGCATTTGGATTCAGTAGTCTTGGATCGAACAAAACTGGTACTAATAATTCAGCGTTTGGGTATAACGCTCTTGCTAAGACTGTAAATAGTTATTGTACAGCTTTTGGTTCTGGTGCTCTTGAAAACAACGAAGCCGGCGGAGAACAAAATACAGCTTTCGGATATAACGCTCTTTCAACAAACACATCTGGCATATTCAATATTGGAATTGGTTATAATGCACAAGGAGCAAGCCCAACATCAAGCAATGCGATTACATTGGGGGATGGAAGCCATACCTCTCTTCGATGCGGTGTAACGACAATAACAGCTCTTTCTGATAAACGAGATAAAACAGATATAAATAAGCTTGCGCTTGGACTTAATTTTATAAACGATCTTAACGCTATAACTCATAGATGGGATAAACGAGAATGGTATGAAAATGGAATTCCAGATGGAAGTAAAAAAAGCAAAACAATTCATCTTGGTTTTATTGCACAAGAAGTAGATGAAATTCAAAAAAAATATGATGCCGAATGGCTTAATCTCGTATTAAAAGATAATCCTGATAAACTCGAACTCAGTATGAATATACTTCCAATCCTTGTAAAAGCAATTCAAGAATTATCAGAAAAAATTTCAATATTAGAAGGAAGAAATTAAATGAACGAAATTAGAAAGATTATGATTGCGACTCCGTGCCATGATGGAAAACTACCTGTTGAATATGTATCGTCTTTACTCGATACCATGCGGGCACAATTCCCAATTATTATTGCACCAGTTTTCCTTCCAGGTGAATCAATGCTTCCTCATGCTAGAAATTATCTTGCAAGTTTATTTTTACAATCTGATTTTGATTATATTTTTTATATTGATTCTGATATGGTATGGACTCCAGAACAATTTACAAAAATAGCAAGGTATGATATTGACGTTATTTCTGGACTTGCTCATCAAAAATTCGATGGATCTCCACTTAATTTTCGAGCGATTGAAAAAGAAACACCAAATGAAAAAGGATTGCTTAAAGTAAATGGTGTCGGTAGTGCATTTATAAAAATAAGCAAAAATACATTAATAAAAATAGCGAAGGTATCTCAAAAATATCAAATAAATAACATCGAATATAAATCTATATTTGAATATGGAAATATAAAAGGCGAATTTATTAGTGAAGATATTATGTTTTGTAAAAAGTTAATAAAAAATGGTTTTGATATTATTGCTGATACTAGTGTTATAATTGGACATATCGGAAATAAAATATATTAATGAGGAATAAATGCCAATAGCAGATTACATAAATAAATCAACCTCAAAACCAAGATTTATAATTCAATTAAGTCTTAATAAATTTAATTCTCAATGGGTAAATATTGGATCTGGAATATGGAAGGTTAATTTCGATGCAACATATCCAGAAGTCGAATCATGGTTACTTCCTGTGGCTGAATTTTTTGCTCAAGATTTTGGTGAAATAGGAATGGTAACTTCTGATTATATAAATGAACTTACCGAATCTTCAACGTTATTGGCGTTAAGTTCAAACACAAATATGTATTATTATAATGGAATCGATACTATATATATAAGACTTACCAGTAACGATGATCCCATATTACATACTATACAATTAGGAGTTATATCTGGATATTCATTTAGGGCATTTACACCTGTTGATTCATTAATACCATATGAAGGACGACTTACTGGAAGCCCGTCAATAGCAATATCTCGTGACCCATTGTTTTTTGGCAAACTTCAATATTCTTTTGGTGGATTTGATCTTATAAATACTGATGGATTTTTTGATTTACTCGCGCAGGAAAATGATGTGTATGGAAATCTAGTATCTATTCTTTTTGGGTATGAAGAATTACCAATAAGTGAATACATTTGCTTATCAATAGGCATAGTTGAGAAAATAACAACTTCAGAAACAATCGCCTCTTTTACTATTGCAGATAGAAGAAAATCATTGAGTAAATCGGTAACATATTCTTGCACAAATAAGAATGCTCTTGAAGTTATTGAAGAATTATTATCTATAAATTATTTTTATCCTTATACTTCAGATTATTATGATATAACAAATTGGGAAGCTGCAAAGGCATTAGCACCAAACGCAACAATAGATATTGGAGTCGGAAAAACAATTACAGATATGAAAGTTCAAGAGATAATTGAAATGGTTTGTTCTTCTTCATTTGGATCGTTTCTTATTGATAAAGACGGAAAGTTTAGTTTCAAAATGATTGATCCAACTGCAACTGCAACTTCTATTATAGAGTCTATTGATTTACTAAATACAGATGGAAATAAAATAGAGTATTCACCAAATACAATTATATCTTCAACTAAGGTTGGTCATTCAAAAAGTTGGGCAGAAGATTATACGAGCCCATATACGTGGTTAGTTGATACTAGTAAAGAAGCTGATTCATATAAAAAATATAAAATATATAATCAAAAAGAATTTACAACAATATTAACAAATGTAACTGATGCACAAACTTTTTCTGATAAAATACTTGCTTACTTCAAAGATATTCACGGCACCGGAACTATAATCGTACCGATGAAATATTATAACGTAGAAATAGCAGATACTATAAATATAGAAATAAACAGAATGAAAAAAACTATGCTTGGAACTAAAAAATGTGAGATAATGGGAATCGCATATAAACTTGCTACTGCATCGATAGAAATTAAATATAGAATTGTATAGGAGAATTAAAATGTTAAAAGTTATTGAGTTTGTAAAAGGAATAAGTCCAGAAATTGTAACAGCTATAATTATCGCGTTTATATTTTGGTTTACAAGGGAGTGCAAAAAATTCATGAAATTACTAAACACAATTACAGCAATGGCAAGCGACATTAAAGAAATAAAAGGAATGTTGCCTCATGTTTTCAAACGACTCGATGCTCAAGATTGTTCTACGAAAGAATTGTTTAATGCTCTTAAAAACCAAAAGGTAAATGGAGAGGCAGCGGAGGCTATAAAATTAATGACCGAAGCAAAAAAAGAATCGGATGATTTTATAAGTGGATTGTTATTTGAAGAAAAGAGGATAGTATAAATGAGAGTAGAATGGAATAGAGACAAAAATGATTTGTATTGTAATGGTATTCATTTTTTCGTTACTAATAAAGTTAGGAATGAAATAGATCCGTTACATATAAGAAAACTGCATGACCCAAAAGAAGTTGTTTTGGCAATAGAAAACGGAGTATTTACAAAACCATATATGCCAAGAAAATTTCCAAAAGGAACTTGGCAAATAACCGAATTAGAAAACACTATTGTAACTGAGTTTGCTCCAATTAAAATAAAAACCAATGCTCATCAAATGGTCGAGACTTGGGAATTGGATGAGAAAAAAGGCTATGATAAACCGTCAGGTAAATTTGTAAATGATTCTGGTTATCATTTGCATTGGTCAAAAAACTCAATTACTACTTTAGGGTGCGGAAGAGTCGGAACTGATACCGATAAACAAGTAAAAAAACTTGCAGGGCTTATTAAACAAGCAATGGATAAAGGAGAAATGATTATATTGGAGGTAATATGAAAAAGATTTTGAAAACTATTTTTAGTTTCGCTGACGATGTTCTCGCATACATTTTAACTCTCGCTTGCACGATGTTTGCAAGTATAGTTCCTCTGCTTAATAGCGGAGAAAAATTAGTTGTTGATCTTAGTCTGATTCGCCTAATCGGGTCTGGGCTTGTCGCATTACTTTTGACGTTGTGGCAGGAATATAATAAACCTGATGAAGACGGGTCGAAAGTAAAATCGAAAGAAGGAAAGAAAAAACATTTCCTGAAGCGTATGATCTATGCGATGATATTCGGTTTTGCGTCCCCGATTATTATGGAAAAACTTATATCTCTAGTTTCTATAGGATAAACAATGAATGAGAAAAATAATATCTTTCTGTTTGTTTTTATGTTTGTCATTGGGATTGTTTTCGGAGCCGTTATCATCAATAGATTTGACAATTCAAAAATTGACGGATTATCAGATGCAATTAGCAATGGTCAAGAAATCAATCGACGATTACAACTCTCAAATACTTATTTATCAAACATCAATAGTAGACTTACAGAAGAAGTTGGAGGACTCGAAAAACGAATCATTAGTAACAATACAGAATATCAAAAACGACTTGGAGTTATCTCGTCAGGCCTTGGTGAAATCTCAAAAGTACTTAACGGAACAGGAGGAAATATACAATCAGTTATTGATGGATTGGAAACAATTAAAATCGGATTACGAGAAATCGCAAAAGCTAAATAAAATTCTGCTTACTGTTTCTGGTCTTCTTGGCGGATACATTATTATTGATAAAGTTATTGATGTTTTTAAGAAGTAAATATTTTTTTATATCTGTACATTCTTGAATCCTTGTATAATTAGTTATTAACTTTTTATATGAGGATTCTTTTTTTATGTCTTGTAAATAATCATGTTCCTTAACCACAATTCGAGATAAAACCCTTCGTGCATATTCTCTAACCTTAAACGGAATATCAGAATATGATTTACATTTTTTTACATTATTCGGTCCCCAATTATACGCGCATAATGCTTCTTTCCAATTTCCGAATTGTTTATGTAGATCAAATAAATAACTTGTTCCGATTATCGAACTATGATCTGGATTAAATCGATCATAAATAGCATAGCCGCCAGGTAAATATTTATTTGCTAATTCCTCTTCAAACTTTTCGTTTATTTGACACAACCCAAAAGAACAAAATATATCTGTATTGTTTGGCCCGACTGCTGTTTCGTATCCTCTTGATTCTTCCCATGCTAATGACGATCCCATTCCTATAGGGAGTTTACGCGAAATGCCTACTATATCAGCGTTTTTTAAGTTAGTTAGGCGTCTTTGAGTAATATCTATGGGATTTGCATTAGACATTAATAAAATGACATCTATTGCTATAAATAACAGCTTAAAAACGATTTTAGCCATCGATTTCATCCTCATTATGATCTATAGGATTCAATATAATTACGAGTATCGATGCTACTGAAGCCGTAATAAAAGTGGCAGTAAATACAAGTATAAGCCCGATTACAATTTCAATAACTTTGTTAATCATTTTTTTAACGCCTCCAGTTTCTTTTCATATTTTCGTATAAGTTTTTCTATATCTATTATAGTATATTTCTTTTGTTTATCAGCATCTATAGCTAATTTTTTCATAAATGATATTGAATGATGCTCGAACATCCATAAAGCATAATGGCCTGCTTTCCCATGATGATGTTTGAAGTGAACGGCATTACCTTTATGGTTTGCCATTGCGTGAGCGTTTCGTTCGTCCCACCTTAGATATGGATTTTCTTTTTTGTCATAATAATGTGAACATTGAAGTCCCTCAGAATCGCCGGTTAAAATACAAACTTTATCACGAGTTTTTATATAAGCATTAAAAACCTTGTCTAATTTGTTTCTCAATTTTACTATCGGAGCTTTTTTCTTTCTCTTCATATTTTTCTTGCGCCTTTACATGAATTTCTTTTTCCTTCTATAGCCATTAAAACCTTTCTGCAATCTTTTTCTGATTGCAATAATTCAGCATCGATTTCGTCTAACATTCCTTTTAGTTTTTTATTTCTAAGCTCCATAATACTCTCATCAAGCAAAAACATTAATGTATCTATTTCACTATCTGAGAAAGAATATTTTATTAATCTTTTTGGCATTATTTCTTCCCGTTTATTATTTCGGCATTAATTAATTCCAAAGTCATTACAATAAAATAATTAAACACGGCATCGGAATGATTTTTCTTTAATACATTTATTGCATCAAACTTAGTAAAACCATCAATCCTCATTTCGTTATAATCACAATATGCAGCATAGATATCTTTTATATCAATATTAAATTCGTTTCTAATATTTACCGATACTTTGGAGGCCGGTTGCTTGCTATACTCATCTCGATTGCTTCCCATTTATCTACCGTCCTTTTTGTTAATTCTTTTTGCAATCCATTTTCTTCTATATATTTTACAAGCTCATCACGCTTCATCTTTGCAGAAAACTTAGCATTAAACTTTTTCAATAATGCTTTTTGCTTGTCTTCATTTATCCACTCATTGAATTCGTTTACTTTTATTTTCGCATGAATATTTTTTCTATAATAATATTCCTTTTTAACTTCCTGTAAAAACTCCTTAATATCTATTATAGAAGCTACGGCATCATTATTCCATGATACAAATTTTTCTTTTTGAAGTTGTCCAGTTGGTGTTCGTAAATCAAAAAGAAAATCAATATTCGTAGAAATATTATCAAGACCATAATCGAAGTAAATAGTTAAATATGCTTCACGATATGGGCGAGGTGTTTTTGATTTATTATTCTTAGCTTTTACAGTAACGCCAACTGCTCGATCCTTTCGCTTGATCTTATTTATATTGGCAAGCCACAAAACAGTGTGACAATAAAAATCTAATGCCTTTCCTCCAGCTCGACTAAATTTCTCAAAGCTCATAGGATCAATATTTGTTCTTACTTGAGAAATAATAATAAGCAATCCATTTTTAGATTCAATTAAATCTGCAAGCTGGGGAAAAAAAGTATCTGATAAATACTTAGCTTTCCCCATTTTATATGAACCTTTTTCTTTTTCGTCTTTTTCACTAATAAATGTTTTATATTGTTCATCCGCCAATAGATTCATTTGCTTGGAAGTCAAACCATCCATAGAATCGATACAATAAATACCGAATTCATTTTCTTTTAATCCAGTAAAAAACTTCCTGACATTACAATAAGCGGTTTCTACTGTATCCGATTTTATGCGTTCTTTTTTATCAATAGGCATAATTTCAAACCCATAGAGTTTCTTTGTATCAAAAGAAAAACCAGATTCAGAATCATCATATACCCATTTCAAATTATTTTTATATAAATGTTTCGCTGCCGCTATTACTTCGAGAGCCAAAAAAGTCTTGCCGCTGGACTTGTCACCCACAAAATTAACTATGCGCCCAACCGGGAACCCTTTTGATTCTCCGCCACCAGTTAATTCATCAAGTAAATCAGATCCAGTCGGAAAACTATTTGGATTTACCTCTTTCTTTTTTGGATTTAGTATTGCTTTTTCTATGTTGTCTAAAGATTTTTTTGATAGCTTCTTTTCTGCCATATCTCTTTTTCTCCCTTCCGTATATTCTAATTTCAATGTCGCTTTTATTCAAAATTCTATAATATTCGCTTTCATTTTTTGCTAATTTACTCATTGATGAAATAAGAACCCAACCGAATGGCGCTTTATTTCTGCTTATTTTTATATGCTCGATTAAATCTTTATAGGTAACTCGTAAATGATTTTTATAGTAATAAATCCACCCTTCTTTTTTCCCAATATAAATTAATCCTTGCTTAGTAATCGGATATTTATTTTTCAAACAAAAGACAAGAGCCTCATTTACAGTCATCCAAATACAAACTGCTTTGAGGCTCTTGCGGGAGATAAAACTTTTTTTAAATAATCCCACCTTATTTCTCCATCTGATGTTTTCGATATGCAACCGTTGCTTTGTCTAATGCTTGTAATACTTCTGACGGATTTTGTCCTTCAGAAACGGTGGCAACAAATTCAATATCTTCGGTTTCAAAATTACCTAAATTGAATTTGCGCCTGAAGGATACTTCTTTTATATGAAGTTCTTCCCGTTTGATACTCACTTACTTTTTGCCTTGTGCTTTTTTGAAGGCGATTTTACATTCTTTGTAATTGTCGCACTCGTCACAGTCTTCTTCGTACTTTTCTTTGTCGGTGTCTTTTCCGAATTTGTGACCAAATGGACATTCGCCTTCTTTGACTTTTTTGGAAGAAGATTTTCCTTTGGAAGACTTGACGGGTTTTTCGTCTTCTTCGTCTTCTTCGTCTTCGTCTGAATCATCTTCTTCATCATCTGATTCGGAGTCATTATCAGAATCTTCGTCATCCTCTTCTTCGTCATCGTCGCTTTCGTCATCATCTTCGTCATCAGATTTAGACTTAGACTTGTTAGGCTTCTTGTTGCCTTTGCCACTAGCCTTTGCAGGAAGATCATCGTCTTCATCCTCATCATCTGACTCTTCGTCATCTGTTTCTTCATCGTCCTCATCATCTCCTTTGTCGTCTCCGTAGAAAATATTTTCAATATCTTCTTCAGTCGGAATTTTCAAGAACTCATCAAAAGAAACTGCTTTTGATATAATGTCCTCGTCCAAAGTTTCTTCACGATCAGGAAAAGAAAATCCTTTGAACTCGATAAACTTTGCAGGCGCCTGACCTTCACCAAATGACTTGGAAACTTTCTTTGCTCGAAACACAATTGCCTTTCCATCATCGTTATCAGTGAAGTCAATAAACCCGTCATCATCACCATCGTACTGGCTTCTTGATTCTTCAATAAGTTCTTTCTCAAAAAGGAATTGAGAAACTTGAAAAACCTGAATACCATTTTCAGGATGATTATGATCGAAAACATTATAAGCAACTTTCCGTTTTGCTTTAAGTTCGGCAGCTTCTTTCTTTTTACCTTTATTGAAAAGTTCACTCTGAGCATCGCAAATTTTACAAGGTCGATTATATGTACTCTTCGTGCAAAGAATTTCAGCTTTCGTAAACGGACTTACGTGTGTATAATATTCCAACACATAGCACAGATCGCCAATCGCAGCTTCTTTAGCTTTAACTAGCGGGTCGTTCTTTGTTTTGATAGGATAAGAAACAA